ACAATCTCTAAATTTTGTGCTTCAATCATTAATTTTCGAACATTAGATTTGATTCGATCTTTATTCAAATCTGTATCTACAGCATCAATATAAGAATACAATAAATTGTCTGTACTGTCAAGCATTATATTATCATCATCTACTTGTGAACCAGCAAAGTCCTGAAAATTTTCTGCTATCTGAAGACCATGAACTTTTCTAGAATTGACGCGATCTAGAAATGATTCGAACTCTTGAGGACGCGACTTATTAACAACGATTATTTTAACAAATTTATCATCCAGATTAGAAAAATTGCGCGTAACCATAGACTTAAAAGAGTCTTTGGTGTCGTCATAATATATCTTCTCAAAAATTCTTATTGGATTTTCAATAGCCTGTAACTCTCTAGTTTCAGTATCAAGTACGTGAAAGTATTTGCGGTCATCGCAATCGCTCCAGAAAAATTCCATCTGACTGCCCAGATAATGTATGTTATCTTTCTGACTTTTAGTGTGGAAGTGACCTGACATAACCATGTCAAATTTACGAAACCAAGATGGGTCTTGACCATCAGAACACTCAACACCCTTCTGCATTTCAAATCCGGATAACTCTAGGTGTGCTCCACAGATATCCGCTTTGCAAGTATTAATAAAATACCTTATGGCGTTTTCATTGTCATTATTAATCCAAGGGATAAGCGCAACCTTACACCCATCATAATCTACTACCTCAGGTTTCTCAATGATCCTTACCTCAGACATATAATGTCCGAGAAGTTCTTTAAGTGCGTTTAACTTATTAGTATTTTTATAGTAGACATCATGATTTCCCGGTATAATATCCATATGAATATCACGATCCCTAAGTACGTCAAGGAAAATACGACGATTGTGGTTAAGCGATTTAAAATTAATCGAAGTACGGTTCTCATAGTAGTCTCCAAGATGTAATATCTTTTTAATACCATGTTCTTCTAAGTATGGGAAAAAAACATCTCTATAAAATTTTTCTTGGTAGTCCATAAAAATTTCTGAACTATTCCTAACACCAGCATGCGTATCATTTAGTATGGCTACTTTCATAAGTATTCTCTTAATCTATAAAGTCTGACAGGTCTGAATCTGCTCGTTTCCTTCTACGAACTTTTAAATCTTTTGAATATTCTTTAACCATTCTATCATTACCTTTAACGATGTCAATACGTTCTCGCAGTTCATCAACAAAAGCTTGGGTCTGCCTAGAAGCCTGATTATTATCGATCTCCTCTGATACGAGCAATTCTAAGCCACTCTCTGATATATATTTGAGTTTAATGTCTTGCTGCTTCTTCTCCTTCTCAATACGCCGCAGGAACGCATACCAAGCGATCTGAGTGAAGTACGCAAAAGCGTTAGGTTTCCCTGTACGTGTAGCAGCTTCTAAATTATAATTCTCAATAGCCTTAAGACAATTTTCTACAGCGTCCATCACCATCTCTTCTCGGTAAGTGTACCGAACAAAGTTCGCTTTATGTGATAACCCTTCAGCAATCTTTAAAAAACAAACAGCGATGTAATCATTGATCATTGGTTTTGTTTCTTCATTAACCTTTGCCAATTGTGCTGTGGAAACATATTCTACTACAGCCTTTGAAAAATCTGCGTTGTTAACGTAATGTGGTTTTGCTTTTGCTTTCACTTTCATAAATTTCACCATTAAATATAAAACATTATACACTAATTAATTAATTTGTCAAGGGGGTTGACAAGTAATGTAATTTTCTGTATAATAAAGCTTCAGCTGAACAGGGAGAATAGTATATTGGTTTAGTGTATCTTATCTGGGTCTGGAAATTGAATAACATTAGATATTGGCTTCTCTTCTTCATCATCTGCAGATGTTAAATTTGCAATCTCTTTTAATAAATTAGAAAATTTCTTTAAATTATTTCTATTAATGTCTTCAAAAAAAGACGCATCTCTTTTTTTAGAATTCTCTAACGCTTCATTTACAGAGTATTCATATTGATCTAAAAGATACTTTCCAGGTCTATTCATTGCAATGATGTGTTCCGGATTTATAATTACAAAATCTGTTTGTTCATCAGGAAAAGAAATCCATGGCCTAAACACGTATGATCTTTCTCCATTCTCATGGTCCCAAAATATTACTGACATAGCATTTTTAATTATAAGAGTGCTGCTAAGGTCGTTAGCATCATTCCATTCTAAAACTTCACATAGAATCTCAGCAGAGCTTGATAATTTAAATTGAATAATATCTTTATTGCTGTTCATTTTCCAATCTCTTTATAGCTAGCATTTCCTCTCTTCTCCGAAAGGCTAATGGCGAATGCCAATCAATACTTCCTTTGGTTTTTTCTAATGCGCCGTGTTCAAAATCTCGAACAAACCCAAAAACATCTATACTTCTATCATTAATTTCTTTAGTATAATTTAGATACGGTCTATTTAAGTATTTAGCAGTTCCCTTACCCGTCCAAATACAAGCATCTTCTGCCATATGATATGTCATATGAGCTTGTGCTCTGGCAGAAATTCTCAATGAATAAAAATATTTTCTATCTATCTTACGATAAAGACTAGTTAGAACCGTTTGATCCACACCCCATTCTACATCTTGTGCACAAAGTTCATCTAATATAACACTTGCCTTTTCAGCAAACTGATGTGATATTTTAGAACCATTATACCACACTAAGCCAGCAAGGATCTCTGGGATCTTCGGCGCTCGTCTACATAATCCTATAGGAGTTTTAATCATTTCAGCCATATCATCTGTTGGGAATGGGTTGCGAAATATAGAATCAATATCAGATATTAATAGACCATCCTCAATGTATTTAGGGGCAATTATAAATCGGTTTGATGCGTAATAAGTATACCTATTATTACTACTATATGTAAAATCTATATTTGGTATACCAAAACTCAAATTTAAAACTTCTTCGGTTGGATTAATAACGTTAATTATAGGATCATAACCTTTTAAAATTGCTGAAGTATAAAATGTCCTACCGAAAGCTAAGAAATAATTACTATCACAAGAAGCTAGCACTCTCATAATTCAACCACCGTTATTTTAAAGGGGAAATGTTCTTCTTCATAAATCCGAATTCTTTCAGCACTATGTCGCAGTGTGAAGTTTGGCTTCCCCCCACTCCGGAGATCGTCAGCGATGTCGTATAGTCTTGTACCACGTCCATCTTCGGAGACCCGCAAACCCCGCCCGATGGATTGTAAAACTCTGATCTGAGATTTACTTGGAGAGGCGAAAACGATATTGTGGAGATTACGTATGTTGATACCAGTAGAGAATGTACCAAGAGAAGCGAGCACCACAGCATCAGACTGTTTCTCCACAATCTTGCGAACAGCTTCTCTGTCAGTAGTTTTAGTTTCGCCAGACACATAAAACAACCTCCGATCCTTATCTAATTTTTCTTCTATTAAATCTCGCAGAACCTTACCGTGTTTGTCAACAAGATTAAAAAGTACTAAAGTGTTGCCAGTAAGAGAGCAAGCAAGGTTACGAATGAATCGATTACGCGGATCATGAGAAACAATAAAATCAATCTCTTCTTGATATGTAGCATTAGTCAATTGATCTCGTAGCTCTTTACTATACTGCAACTGTAGTATGTCAATATCCAACTGTGCTAACTGTTTCCTTTCTTGTAATTTAGCGGTCGTAGTTACGCGCTTTACCGGTCCAAATAAACCTTCTAAAACCATTTTATTAACTTGAGTACCATCCAGAGTCCCTGTAGTTCCAAATCTATACTCTGCGTAAATTGATTTGTTCATAATAGAAGACAAAGATTTTGATTTAAATCCGTGTACTTCATCACCAAAAATACAGCCATAAGGTTCGAACCATTTTGGTCCCAGCTTATAGATAGACTGCCAAGTCGTAACAACAACTCGTTTATCAGTGTCCTTATCCTTACCAGAATATATTTTATGTACTTCTGAATTTACATCAAAACCATACTCTTCAAAATCTTTATTCATTTGTTCGACTAGTGACGTGGTAGGGACTATTAATAATATTTTTTCTTTATGGTTCTGTAAATACCATCTCATTAAAAGATATATTATAAAAGATTTTCCACTACCAGTAGGTGACAAAAGAACACACCGCTTGTTAGTTATGGCGTGACAAAAAGCATCGTACTGGTAATCACGCGGCGCAAAAGGTAAGCCTAATGTTCCAACCCAACCTAATGTTTTTACGTGTTCAATTTTGTTAGGCTCAAAAGGAGTACCGAAAACCCCCTCTTCTATTTTTATTTTATAACCATTCTTAAGAGCGAACCGATTAATCTCCGGATATAAACCAACATTAATCTCACCATTAGTGCGGTTAAGCATCCGAATCTTACCGTCCCATCGCCTAGCTTTTACTGCTGGCATGTACTTAGCGCCTTCTACGTCAAACGTAAAATGCTCACTTAACTCCGAAACTATATGTGGTTCACATTCTAATATTTTAATAAAAGAATGATCTTTCATTTTTAAAGTTATGTCGCTCATTAAAACCCTGCTTCAAATTGTTTCCATCGGATTATATTGGAAACTGTTTGATGCCGCCAAGTTAAATTACCGATAATTTCTTTCAAAGTATCGAGCGTAGTTTTTAAATATTCTATTTTAGCCTCACTTGCCACCAGCTCTGGATCTGTTTCAATGTAATGTTCCATCTCACCTTTTAATATTTTTAAACCATTAAACGGATCTGGTTCCCATCCTAGTTCGGCAATTTCGTCTTGCGACATTTTACCTTGATACCACAACCACTTCAACTTCATTAAATCTTTCTGTTTAAATTCAGCATCTTTTAGTTTTAGTTTTGTACGAGAATGGACGCCAAGATATTTTGCATGTAGTTCGGGTGTAATCCTGGATGATTCATCCAAATTAACAGGATCAATCCGACAATCTTTTTGCCACTCAGTTAAAATTTCTTCTAATGTCATAATGTAATCTCATATTATAAAAAATCAAAAATGTCAAACCTAAATGATATTGGACAAACAATAAACGTTTCCTCTGTTGTCGAGGCAAAATTTATATCTCCCAGCGTCACCGGAAAGGCGTTCCTATAAACAAATGTTTTAGATTTATTATTATAGCTATTTAAAATCTGAACTCTAATGTCTTGGTAGTCACTTAGTTGGGTTCTATCTGTCTTGTAAGAAATACCTCTAGTAAGTTTATGCGGTGTCTCCAGCATTTGTTCTAACCAATTATAAATTTCTCCATAAACATTCATCCCTTCGTCAAGAATAACATCCATAGTTACCACACCAAATTCTACAGCGTCTCCTGTGAAAGGAACTTGTTGCATTCTTTTATATCCAAGCTCGACAGCGTTAACCGTCATAGAAGGATGCTGTATAGACTGCGCCATAAAAGAGAGGTACGGTGTATTTTCTTTAGAAATAATAACTTTAAATCCAGAAGGCTGTAAAAAATTTGTCTCGCAATAATCTTGCATTTTTATGTACCATAAAGTGTTGATGTTTTACATATTTATACGCATAAAAAAGCGCCCCGTAGGGCGCTTAAAACATAACGATAAATCGTTGTTATTTTTTTTATACAGTCTTTTAAGCAAGGATGTTGTCGATGCGGAAGATTCTGTAGTACTGGTTGGTACGAGCAAGAGCAAGACCATCGGAAGCATTAGGGCCTACGAAAGGATTACTTACCATACCATAACGAGTTTTGAACCCGATACGTGGTTGGAAGTCATTCTCACCAACCGCGCGTACCATCTGGAGAGGCACGTAAGGGCAGTAGAAAATACCTGAATCATAAGGATTTGAGCCTTTGTAGCCAACTACAGCGTAGTCACCAACCGCATATGGGTCAATGTATACACGCATACGACCGTTGAGAACACCAGCAAAGGTGTTACCCGTGTCATCTACATTCAAAGAAGTAGAGAGGGCAGGTGCGTAGTCGAGCATACCAGAAGCAGTCAAAGCAGTAGCAACATCTGATGAACAAATCATCATGTTACCCTTGCCGCGACGAGTTTCTTTAGCGATTACGTTAGCTTCACGCTCAATCTGCACTAACAGACCCTTGAACTTTTCAACTGACCAACGACCGTCAGCATCAGTTGCAAGGTCGAAAATACCAGGAGTTTGAAGCCCAGGTTGTCGTGAACCGATCTTAGCTTGTGAGTTAATCGTTCGGATAACTTCACGATTAATTTCAGCAAGAATCTCAGTAGACAAGATGTTAGCAAGTTCGGTTTCAGCGTCGAGACCGTGGATTGCTTTCAAGTCTTGTGCGAGTTCAAGCGTGTACTCAGCTTTGAGGGCACGTGACTTAGCAGTAACGGTTGCTTTCTCAATGGTGAATCCCATTTCGTGGAAAAAATTTCCATCGTTGCCAGCAGCATCAAGAGCACCTGTTCCCAAGTTTTCAGCTTGAGTTGTTGACATTGCCTGACCGAAGTTAGGAATGTTAGCACCAGCTGCGTTACCTTCAGCTACAGAACCAGCAGATTCAAGAATATCTGAATCATTATCTTGGTCAACTTGCCAAGCTGGATCAGTAAGACCAGAAGGGCCAGCATTATTATGCCCAGTGATAGATGAATCACCTGAGTAGAAGCTTTGAGCTTCGTTAAACAGTGCTTCCGTATTGGCAGCACCAGCGCCAGCATTAGCAGTCTTGTAGCGTGACTTCATAGCGAAGATCAGGCCAGTAGGACCAGTCATTGGCTGTACACCACAAACGTCGTATGCCATAAGGTTAGGCATTGCACGACGAACTAGTGCGATAAGTACAGGGTTCCAGTTAGCAGCAGCGCCGCCAGATCCGGCTCCACCAGTACCATCACCAGCAGCGTTACCAGCCACTTCGTTAATTGATGCGCTTTCTCGGAAAGCGATTTCTTGGTTCTCAAGTACTGTAGCGGTTACTGAACGACGATGATTATCTAAAATCTCGCCAGCAGAACTTTCGTTAAGTACCGGTGCCCATTTCTCTACAAGTCTATCGTAAGATTGCATGAGATTCTCCTTTATTTATTGGTTTGTTTAATTGCGTTAAGGTATGATGACATTGCAGAACTTACGTCTACAGTTTCATCGACCCAATCATCAGTTGTTTCTTCATTGATCTCTTGAGAAATTTCCTTTTTAAAATAAGACTCTTTAACAGTTTTTACTTTGTGCGCAAAAGAAATTTCATCTTCAAAATCGAGAGATTCGACTAAAGACTTGAGTTTTTCTACTTCAGTATCGGCCAATTCGCGTGTTGATTGATGAACAATCGCTTCACGCTGATATGACTCTAACTTTTTAGACATTGACATAACACCCTCAGTTTGTTCGTTAAGCTTAGACTCAAGCTCTTCGACTGTAGATGCTAATTCATCAACTAAGTCAACCTTGGATTCCGGAACATCGATATAAGATTCGACAAACAAGTCTTTCAACGAGTTCATAAAACCTTCTGCGATTTCAGTCCGAAGACCGGTCTCAACAGCAACTTTGTTCTCATCCATCCATTGTTCAACTACGTAGTTGAGGTATGAATCAACCTTTTCAATGAGGTCATCGCGAGTTGTGTTCAACTCTTCCTCAAGACGAGATTGATACTCATCTTCCAATCGTTCTACTTCTGTAGAAATCTTGGACTTAATAGCAGTTTCAAAAATGATAGCAGTTTTCGCTTTAAATTCATCGGACAAAGTGGCTTCGTTTTCTACTAAAGCGGTGAGATCTTCAGAGAAATCATAAGTAGTTTCTACTACTTCTTCCTCAGTAATTTCTTCAACATTCAATGCGTCAAGAAGCTGTTCAAGATCTTCCTTTTTCATTGATGTCATAGCTTTGTATCCAGCGTTAACCATTGCTGCTTTCGTTTTTAATTCAGAAGACTGCGCATTTGATTTATCACCTTTGCGCTTAGGCGCTCGTTTGATAGAATCATCAGTCTTCGCTACTGACGCTACTGAATCTGCTTCAGCATTTTTCATATCGTGACCTTCCTCGACTTGGCTTTCCTCATCGTGAAGTTTGACTTTCATATCATCTGACATGAGTTTTACTCCTTATTAGTTTGATTTGAGAAAAGAGAGGAAATTTTTAAACTCACGAACTTGCGTCTCATAAAGATGCTTTCTCGGAGCGGTTTTTATTTCAGTCTCCATTTTTTCAATTACTTGAGGTTGAATAACGCCATTATTCCAAACCCAATCTACGCCTTCCATTATGCCATTGACAAATGCAGCGGGTGCAGATGGATCTTGTACGATATCAACTGTATTTAAAATAAAGTCGGATCCTACATAGTTAATGCCGTCTCTAGTCTCAAGACTACCCATACCACGAGTTGACACGCCTAGTTGAACGCCGCCTTCAAGTAGACCTTTTACAATCTGCCCCATAGGAGTAT